AGCAGCGGTGCGCCACCCATTCCTCTTCCAATTCTTAATCCATGAAGTTATTCCATTCTTGACATATGTACTGTCTGTAAACAGGTGTATCTCAAGAATGTTGCGTGCGAGGCACTGTTGAAGTGCCTGAACGACGGCAGTCATTTCCATGATGTTGTTTGTTGTTCCATCTTGTCCTCCTGACATATTAATGCCAGCACCAAATACGGCCCAACCACCTGGACCTGGGTTTCCCAAACAACTTCCGTCTGTGTACACTTTATGCATCTACGTAATTAGTGAGTCCTTCTTTTAACTTATTGTACACGAGTTCATAAATATTTCCAGTTGGAGCAGCATCCAATTCCAAAGAGACACTCTTGCGACCGATGCTACCATTACCCGCATCCTTCGCCGCCTTTGAGATCCACGAGGTGAAACCAGCTTCGACAAGGAACTTGGGAGCCTTCAAGACTTCCTGGTGTCCACCCTCCTCGGTGTACACGTGCTCGCGCTCCTGTCTCCGTTGAACACGGATATCATTTTCATTGAGAGAGATGTAGTATGAGTCTACGGTAAGACCAACACCCAATTCAACATTTTCTGTCACAGTGAGACCCATTTTTTTTTATACTATAACACTACATTTTATTTATTTCTTGAAATCGCAACAACCGTCACAATAATACCAGCAACAAGGATTGATACTGGAATCCACATACCCAATTGCTGCTGTGTTGTTTTTTGTTTGCTTGCCATTTGATATATACAGACAAAAATTATTTGGCAAAGAGAACCATCAAAATTGCTACGCAACAAATTAAACTCGTTAAACTTCCATGTACATTAGTACACGTTTTTCCTGGTATTGCTTTACAAACGGCCGATTGGGAGCTAGAAACGCATGATGAAGCCACACATGCAAGAAGTAATATCTTAGCACCGTCCATTTAGATTATACCGAGATTATTTCTAATTTGAGAATGCTAAACAAAACTTAACATATTTGAATTATGTTAATTTTTGTGTTTTAAATACGCGATCGAGTTACATAATTAGCTTAGTTGGAGAAGGCGAGACCACCCATACCGGATTGGATGCGGAGGACGTTGTAGTTGGTCGCGAACATGTGCATGGTAGTCGCATCGGTCGTGTTCATCACCACCGCAACTTGAGCATTGTCAATGCGCGAGAAGTTGCAAGTGCCAGTTGGTTGGTGCTCTTCTGGCTTGAGCGCAAAAGAGTACGAGTACACACCTGGCGCTGGGGAACCAGTGTGGTGGTTGTAGGCTTGCACTTGGTTGAAGTACTTGCCTTGTTGTTCCTTGAAGCGGTCTTGACCGTTGAGGACAAGCTTGAAGGTGGACATTGGGCCGAGAGCTTCTTCGGTGTAGGCATCAGTGGAGCCACCGGTACCAACGGAAACAAGTGGGACACCACCCGCTTGGGTGATTGGCACGAAGCAGTTGGAGTCAGCGAGGGCAGTCACATCAGACTCGAGCACAACACCATTTGGGAGGGTGTTGGAGGTGAAGTTCCAGAGGGAAGACTTCGCCGCGGTGTTGGAGAAGCACCAGACCAATTCCTTCACTGGGTGGTTGTAGGACAAGCGGACTTGCTTGGGGCCAGCGGAGGTGACCGTGTCGTTACCAGTGTGTTGCACTTGCTCGATGAGGTACTCGTGGCCCTTTTGCGCAAAGCGTCGGCGCTCTTCGGTGTCCAAGTAGATGTAGTTCGCCCACACCTTAACACCCGCGGTGGCGTCAATGAAGGTCGCGTAATCAGCCGACAAATCGATGTCAATGCGCACTTCGTGGTATTGAAGGGCGATCAATGGCAAGTACAAACCTGGGTTACGGTTGAAGAAGAAGAGAAGTGGCAAGTAGACAGTCTTCTTACCGTTGGTAGTAGTCATCTTGGCGTAGGTCGCCTTCTTGGCTTCATCGTGGTACAAGTTATCGTACAATCTCCACCACTTTTGGTAGTGCTTGTCGATGCGTTGGCCACCAATGGACAATTCAATGTTGTTGATCGCACGCTCGGCGACCCAGTTGTAATCACCGGATTCGGCAGTCTTGGTAGAAAGACCAGTCGCCGCCGTGAGTTGAAGGTACATGTCACCAACAAGGTCACCGTTGCGGGCAACAGTGACGGACACGCGGCCTGAGGCGGCGGCGGTACCGTTGACAGTTTGTTCGATGTTTTCCATCGCGAAGTTAGTGTGGCGCTTGTAGACAGCTTGGAAGAAGGTAACCTTTGGGTTACCGGTCAAGTAGACGTCTTGGGCGCCGTAAGCGACAAGTTGCATGAGACCACCGGCCATGTTGAGAGTATTTGTACTATAAGCAGAGAAAATAATTTTGGTCGAAATCGCACCAAGTGCGAAAATATTGATTTTGAAAATTCTCAGTCTAAGTTAAAATGTCGGCTCGCCCTGAAGATGAAGAATCAGTTGAGGAAGTTGAGGAGGGAGAGATTGTCTCCGAGGAAGAAGACTTGGAATTTGACGAGGATGAAGACGGGGATTTCTTCGAGGAAGATGACGAAAGCATGGATCTCGCGGGTCTCATGAGCTCCCTCTTGGCGACACCAGACGGGGACACTGTGTGTTCCGCCCTGGTGAACCTTTGTTACCAATTGGAAACTCAAAATAAAATTCTCATAAAGATGTTGGCCAAAATGCAACCCCAAAAATAAGCTTAGAAACAAAAATCGTATTTCATTAAATACATAGAAATGGAACATACCCATTTCATTGATAAGGAACCCAACAAGTATGAAGCCCTCACGGAACTTCAGAAACAGCACATCCAATCAATGAAAGAAGAACAGGTACTTGATGTAATTCATAGATTTGAGCAGGCTTGGTCTCTCAAGTCAAATGATTTTAGAAATGCACGCGAACTGGGGTATCGTCAATTTGTCCACCCGGATAACTTTGATGAATATGGTAATCCAAGTGTAAGTGAGATTGATCTCCTGGCAATCAAAGGAATTCGTGATAAACAAATGACATATCTTACGAATCTTAAAAATCATGTAAGAGATCTCAAAATTCACAAGCAAGAGCCAAACGATGATGGAATTACAGTCCTAAAGCGTATTAATAATATCAAGAGACAAGTAGATGATGGATATCACAATATTAGACGTCACTACATGTCATTTGAGCGTGTAGACAATCCAACAGTTCAGCCACAATTCAGTGTCCTGGGGGATCCGACAACCCTTGACGCCGAAGAAGTTGAAAACTCAACTCCATTTCAAAAGTGTCTCCTATTCTCCCTCGACCAAACATACAAAGCTGGCTATCGTAGATATAAGGGGCAGTGCTGTGAAGAGATTAGGACAGTAGATGGTCATAGAACTCGTGCTTGGCAACCAAAGTTCACGATTGAACAGTTTATCTATTCCCTAGCTCAAAAGGATGACAACTTTGAAGTCTGGAAAAACTTTACGAGCCGTGGTACGGTCTTTCGTGATGTGATTGACAATATGTCAAAGTGTTTGGATGCCCAATTCCCGGAGATTACCAAGAGGCGTCACGTGTGGTCATTCAAGAATGGCGTTTTTGTGGGAAAGGAGTGGATCCCAGATCGGGGAGTGTATGATTGTTGCTTTTATTCCTATGACAGCCAGGAGTTTAGATGCCTTGATCCAACCATCATCGCATGTAAGTATTTCGATCAACAGTTTGATGACTTTTCACACCTGGAAAACTGGCAAGACATCCCCACGCCATGGTTTGACTCAGTTCTCAAGTACCAGAAGTTTGAGGAGGAGGTGTGTAACTGGGCATATGTAATGGGTGGCCGCCTCTGTTTTGATGTTGGCGAGCTTGATGGGTGGCAGGTAATCCCATTCTTCAAGGGTATTGCTCGCTCAGGTAAGTCAACCCTCATTACCAAGGTCTTCAAGAAGTTCTATGAAAATGAAGATGTGGGTACCCTCTCCAATAATATTGAAAAGAAGTTTGGTCTTTCAGCAATCAAAGATGCTTTCATGTTTATTGCACCAGAGGTCAAGGGTGACCTTGCCCTGGAACAGGCTGAGTTTCAATCTATGGTCTCAGGAGAAGATGTCTCAGTAGCCGTGAAGAATAAGACAGCCGTCTCCATTGAGTGGAATGTTCCAGGTGTTTTGGGTGGCAATGAAGTTCCGAACTGGAAAGATAACTCTGGTTCAGTTCTTCGTCGTATTTTGACTTGGAATTTTTCAAAACAGGTGAGAGATGCTGATCCGCAACTTGATGAAAAGTTAAATCGTGAATTGCCGATCATCCTTCTCAAATGTGTGAAGGCCTACCTCGACTATTCAAACAAATACAGAAACAAGGACATATGGAATGTTGTACCAGAGTACTTCAAGAAGATCCAGAAGCAAGTGGCCATGGTTGCGAGTACCCTCCACAACTTCTTGGAAAGCACAAATATCATCTTCGGCAAAGACCTCTTTGTGCCTCAAAAGCTTTTCATTCAAGTGTTCAATCAACACTGTCAAGCAAACAATTTGGGCAAACCCAAGTTCAATCAGGACTTCTATGCAGGACCTTTCAGCTCACGGGAGATTGAAGTCAGGGAAGAAGTTGTGACCTACAAGGGGCGAACATACCCCAGACAGCCAGTCATCTATGGTGTTGATGTGGTTGAGGAAAGTTTGGGCTTCACCGATGACTACTAAAAAAAATACTACCCAATAGTAATAATGAGCCAGCAGCTCAGAGAATTTGTGAAGCAGTCGGGAGTGGAACTACGCCCCGCAAACAGCCCAAATTCTGTCTCTACGACCGCGTCAAATAATGCTCTCGTTCGGGAGATGGA